ATGATCCTTATACAATTTCTTTATTTCAAAATTTAATGAGAAAGCAACTTGAAACTCTTAAGAATGCCGCTATATATAGTGTTGACAGCCTAGACAAACTACAATATGTTAGGGGTCAAATCAAAGCCATAGAGGCTTTGCAACAGGAACTGAAAGACCTGCTGAATAAACAGGAGTTAAAAGATGCAAACGTCCACGGAGAGACCGAAACGGACTGAGAAATTAAAAGACTCGTATAAACCAGAGGAAGAAATTTCTACAGTTCTAGATCCAAAAGCGATCAATGATTCACTACTAGATAGATTACCAAATCCAACAGGGTACAGAATGTTAATTCTGCCTTACGCTGGTCCTAAAAAAACAAAAGGTGGTATTCTACTAAGTGATACAACACAAGAAACAATACAAATGACTACCGTATGTGGTCTTGTCCTTAAAATGGGGAACCTTTGTTATAGAGACAAAGAAAAGTTTCCGCTTGGAGGTTGGTGCAAACTTAATGATTGGGTAATTTTCAGTAGGTATGCAGGTTCAAGATTCAAGATTGAAGGTGGAGAAGTAAGAGTGCTTAATGATGATGAAATTATTAGCACTATTAAAAATCCACGTGATATTTTGCACCATTACTAAGGAGGAAACATGGTAGAAGAAACAAAAGCTCCAGAAGTGGAGCTTGACACGGATGGTGTCAATGAAGAATCCGTTGATATTAAAGAGACACCAAAAGAACCAGAGGCCACAGAACTACCAAAAGAAGAGGTAGATCTAGGGTACACTGATCACAGCGATAAACGTACTTATGATAAGAAAAAAGATCATGATACGGATATTTCATATGAAAACGAAAGACAAGTAAAGTTAGAAGATAAAGAACCTCAAAAAGAAGAAACTGAGGATCTTAAAGATTACTCTGATAAAGTTCAAAAGAGAATTAAAAAATTAACTTTTCAACTTAGAGAGTCAGAGAGGCGAGAAAAAGCTGCAACTGATTATGCTAAGGGTCTAAAACAGAAGTATGAACAAGTTGATAAAAAACTTGAAGAAACAGATACAAGCTATTTAAAGGAATACGATGCTCGTATCGATGCACAAAGAGATCAAGTAAAAGCTAATCTTAAAAATGCAATTGAATCTCAAGATGCCGACAAAATTATGGAGGCTAACGATCAACTTACTAAATTAGCTGTTGAGAAGGAGAAGGTAACAATCTCTTTAAGTGAAAAAGAGAAGAAAAAAGAAGAAAAACCACAAGAAGAAGCACAAACTATTGAACAACCGCCTATTAGTCAGAAAGCTCAAAAGTGGGCAGAAGATAATGAGTGGTTTGGAACTGATAGAGTTTTAACGAGTGCCGCAATGGGTATTCATGAGGACTTAATTCAGCAGGGGGTTGCTTCAGATAGTGACGAGTATTATAATCAAATCAACAAACGTATGAAGGAGTATTTCCCTCAAAAGTTTGCACAATCTTCTGAAGAAACAACTAAGGCTGCACCCGTCCAAAATGTGGCCTCGGTAAGCAGAAGATCAGGTGGACGCAAGTCTGTGAAACTCACTAAATCACAGGTAGTTATCGCTAAGAAATTAGGAGTGCCACTGGAGGAATACGCAAAATACGTGAAGGAAGGAGCATAACATGGAAGATAAAATCAAAACTTCACGCCTGTCCAATACGAGAGTAAATGAATCTCGTAAAAAGGATTGGACACCACCATCCAGTTTAGATGCACCAGCTGCACCGCAGGGGTATGCACATAGATGGATACGAACTGCAACTATGGGTTTTGAGGACGTTGCAAACGTTTCAAAAAAACTTAGAGAAGGTTGGGAATTTGTAAAAGCTGAAACACTGAAAAGTGAAATAGGCGAAAATCAATTTCCAGTCATCATGGAAGGAAGACATGCTGGTTTAATCGGAATTGGTGGCCTTGTGTTGGCAAGGATACCTTTGGAGATTTTAAAAAGTCGTGCTGAGTATTTTAAAAGAATAACTCAAGATAGAACAGACGCGATAGATAGAGATCTTATGAAGGAACAACACCCGGACATGCCGATCAATATTGAAAGGCAGTCTAGAGTTACCTTTGGCGGTTCTCGTAAAAAGTAATATTTTTGCGATACCTACTTAAGTAGCTTGGATAAATAAACAATAAAGGAGAAAACACTATGGCTAATGTCGCAGAAAAGTTTGGTCTAAGACCATACAGAAAACTGGACGGAACACCATTAGTAGGAGCTCAGAACAGATACACGATTGCTAGTAACTATGGCACTGCAATTTTCCAAGGTGATTTGGTACAACCAACAACTGCAGGAAATATTGAAAGACATACACCTAACACATCGGACGCTGTTGTGGGTGTTTTCAACGGAGTTTTTTACACTGATCCAACTACATCAAAGCCTACGTTTAAGAACTTTTATCCAGGTTCAATTGTAGCGGATGACATTACTGCATTCGTTATTGATGATCCAGATGCTGTGTTCTTAGCTGATGCAGATGAAGCTTTTACAAGAGCGGATCTTTTTAGAAACTATTCGATGACAAACACTACTGGTGTAACGCAAACAGGTATATCGAAACAACAACTTGATGTTAGTGTTTCAGGTACTGCATCTACTTTTGTCGTTCAGGCAATTGATATTTCGCAAGACCCTGATAACTCAGACACAAGTTCTGCAAACGCAAATGTACTTGTTCGAATAAACAATCACTTCTACAGAAGTGGAACAGGCCTATAATAGATAAAGGAGAATAACTATGGCAATATCACGATCACAGCTAGTCAAAGAACTAGAGCCAGGTTTGAATGCTTTATTCGGCCTGGAGTATAACCGTTATGAAAATCAACATGCGGAAATATACAACACAGAAACATCTGACAGAGCTTTCGAAGAGGAAGTAATGTTAAGCGGATTTGCTTCTGCACCGGTCAAACAAGAAGGTGCTGGAGTAGTGTTCGATCAAGCAGGTGAAACTTTCACAGCTAGATACAACCACGAAACAATCGCGCTTGCATTTTCTATCACTGAAGAAGCAATCGAAGATAACCTATACGACAGACTTGCAGCGAGATATACAAGAGCTCTTGCAAGATCAATGTCAAATACGAAGCAAGTTAAAGCTGCAAACGTATTGAACAACGCGCAAGTTACAACTGTAACAGGTGGTGACGGAGTATCATTAATTAATGCTTCACACCCACTTGCAACAGGCGGAACTTTCTCAAATGTTCTTGCTACAGCTGCAGACTTAAACGAAACTTCGTTAGAACAATCATTAATCGACATTTCTGGTTTCGTAGACGAAAGAGGCTTAAAAATAGCTTCTCAAGGTAGAAAAATGATAATTCCAAAAGAATTACAGTTTACTGCTGAGAGACTAATGAAGTCTCCTATGAGAACTCAGACTGCTGATAATGACATCAATGCTGTAAGAAGCATGGGTATGGTGCCTGAAGGTTATGTTGTTAACAACTTCCTAACAGATACTGACTCTTACTTCCTATTGACTGATGTGCCTAACGGATTCAAAATGTTCGTTAGATCACCAATCAAAACAGCGATGGAAGGTGACTTCGATACTGGTAACGTTAGATTTAAAGCTAGAGAAAGATACTCTTTTGGATTTTCTGATCCAAGATGTGTATTTGGTAACGGAAATTTACCAACTAGTTAATACTAATTAACAGTATTAAATATTAAGGGGCGGTGCATTTGCATCGCCCCTTTTTTTATGTATAATAGAAAAACCTAGATTAATTTATTATGTCGACTGACTAGGCAGACGGTATAGAGACGACATAGTGCAACGGCTATACACAGGAGGAAATTATGGCAGGAACACACTTTAGAAATCCAGTAATGTTTGCTGGATTATCTGAAAAAACAAAATGGTTTAAGGATTTACCAGTAGATAATAATCCTAACTTTGTTTGTTATAAAGACGATTTTATTTATAACACATTACCTTCAGCAGAATGGTCAACATCTATTGCAGATGGTGGCGCAGCAGCTGGAATCTCAAATGAAGTAGGTGGAGCAGTAACTTTAACATCTGCTAACACTACAGATAACAATGGTTTAGCTTTAGTAAAAACTCAAAACAGTTTTCAAGCTGTTGCTGAGACTAAGGACAGCACAGGAGCAATCACTAACCCAGGCACAGTAATTTGGTACGAAGCAAGGATTAAAAATAATGATGCTAACGCCACTGACTATGGAACTGGATTAGTTGAAACTTTTACTGGAACTTCAGGATGGAGATCTGCAAACAGAATTTCTATTGAATCTAATAATGGTGAACAGTTTTACAGATTTGTAACTAAAAATGCTTCAGGAACAAATCAAGTTCAACACACTACACACACTATTGTAGATGACCAATATGATACTGTAGGTTTTAGATGTGACAGAGCAGGAAAAGTTGAGTTTTTTGTGAACAGAGTTTTAGCAGCTACTGTTACAGCAAACATCAATACTGATGATATGCAAATGTTTGCAGCTTCAGTATCAGCTTCTGCATCTGGACAGAGAATAACAACATTAGACTATATCAGTACAACTCAGAACAGAAATGCTTCTGAATTAATCGGTAAAATCTAATAATTAATAGGTGCTCCTTCGGGAGCACCAAATAAAGGAGTAAATTATGGCAGGTGGAGGATCATTCACAAGTGACCAGAGTAGTACGAGGATAGCATCTACGGGACAGGTAAAAACTGTGTCTGGAGGATCAACGGATTTGGGACCATGCAGAGTTACTTATATTCAAGCAAAAGGTTCAGGAGCTTTTACTACTGATGCATCAGTTATATTAAGAGATAGCACTGGTGCCGGTGGTAAAATTTTGTTCGAAGGACATTTTAAGCAAGAAGGATTAGATATCTATTTACCCGGAAGTGGTATTAGATTTAAAACTGCAGTGCACGCAACAATGTCTAATACTGGTTCACTTACAT